GACGCAGTTCCAGCTAGAGGATAAGACGTGGCCCGAACTTGGCAAATGGCTAGGGCTGTCGATCAATAAGCACTGGTTCCTGTGGACCGCCACGGCGCTGTCGTTCGCAGCCTACCCGGAAGCGAAGCGCAAGAACTACCGTGCGACAGCGGCCACCGTGTCGGAAACAAACACCGAAGCGTTCGCAGGTCTGCACAACGAAGGCCGCACCGTTGCGGTTATCTTTGACGAAGCGTCCGGCGTGTACCCTAAGATTTGGGAAGTCGCTGACGGCGCACTGACAGACGGCGAAGCGTTCTTCTTTGGCTTCGGGAACCCGACCAAACCTGACGGCGAGTTCGCGGACTGTTTCGACAAGCACGCGCATATGTATCGCACCCGAAACGTGGACAGCCGCGAAGTCAGCTTCACGAACAAGAACGCCCTAGCCGACATCATCCGCAAGTACGGCGAAGACAGCGACGAAGCTAAGGTGCGTGTGCGCGGCATGTTCCCGTCTCAAGCGTTCAACGGCTTTATCAGCGCAGAGGGCGTAGACGACGCCATGGCGCGCGAAGACCACGCCGACCCCGGCGCGGGTCTTATCATGGCAATCGACGTTGCGCGATACGGCAACGACCGCAGCGTCATACGTTTCCGTCAAGGCCGGGACGCACGCAGCATCCCGCCGCTGACCTTCAAGGGCTTGTCCACCGTCAAGCTGGCCGAAATTGCCGCGCAAGAGATAAACGCCAAACGGCCAGACGCCGTAGTTATCGAAAGTACGGGACCGGGCGCGGGCGTTATCGACATCTTGCGAGACAAAGGCTACCGCATCCACGAGGTGCACCCCGGCAGCGCCGCGATTAACCACGCGATCTACGTAAACAAGCGCGCCGAGTATTGGGCCGCGATGCGGGATTGGATATACGACGTAGGCGTGCTGCCGATGAACGACGGACTGCGCCGCGAACTTATCACGATCATGTACAGCATGGACCGACACGAACAGCGGACGCAGCTTGAAGCGAAAGAGGCGATGAAGAAACGCGGCTTGCCTTCGCCGGACGAAGCGGATACGTTGGCGCTAACTTTCGCCATTACAATCCCGCGCCGCGACCGTAACAACATTCGGGCCGCACACCGGGGCAGCCGAGCGATCATGCAAGACGACCCGTTAGCTTAAGGAACATGCCGTGGTTAGCACACCTAAAATGCCGGACGTGAAATATCCAGACCCACTTCCGCCGCCTCCCGAACGGTCAGACGAGGCTACGGCCAATCTGGCAGAGGAACAGCGGCGCTTCCGCAAGGGCACGGGCCGGGCTTCCACAATGCTATCAGGTGCGGATGGGGCTGGCCCTGCGTCTTCCGCCGTGCGCTTCCTAGGCGGGGCTTCGAGGACTTAACATGCCAAAGCCAGACCCTAGTGCCGTGATCCGGCTGTACGAGGAAGCCAAGAGCCTGCGCCAGCCCCACGAGGCGGATTGGCGCACGGCAGCGGCCCACTGCCTGCCCATGCACTACGCGTCGTGGCAGACGGACGGCCCGGCCAACTACAACGGCATGTCTACGACCCGCCGCATTTCCTATGACACGACAGGCGCGCGCAGCCTTGAAAAGTACGTGTCGATCTTGGAAAGGCTGGCCACTCCGGCAGGTCAGCGCTGGCATACGCTAACGGCGTCGGACCCGGCGCTGCGCAGCAAGCGGCGCGTAAAGGCGTACTTTGACGAACTGACGACAGTGCTGTTCAAGTATCGGAACAATCCCGCCGCAGGTTTCCGCATCGCCACGAGCGAAACGTACGGCGCGCTAGGCGTATACGGAAACGGCCCTGTGTTCATCGGCGCGCGTAAGCCGTCCATGCTGCACCGCGCTGCGGGCATTAAGTACGTGGCATGTTCGATGCGGGACGTGTTCTTTTTGACCGACGACGAAGGCAACGTAAACGTAGTGTTCCGCCGTCTGTTCCTAAACATTCGCCAGTTCAAGACGCGCTTTCCCGGCGAAGACATGCCGACGATGATGAAAATGGAAGCGTCTAAGCCGACGCCAAACGAACGCCGATACTTCGAGTTCGTCCACTACGTCAGCGTGCGCGACGAAGACACGTACGACCCGTCAGCGCTGGACAGTCGCCGCCACCCTATCTGCGGCCTGTACCTGTGCATCGAATCGAAAGAGTACGTAGCCGACGAACACGGCTACCAATCTATGCCGTACAAGATACCGCGCGTCACCACAGTGTCCGGCGACGCTTACGGATACAGCCCGGCAGTGCGCGCGCTTGCGTCTTTGGGCGGCGCGTCCACGATGAAGAAAACGAACCTTAAGCAAGGTAACAAAGCGGTGGACCCCGTGTTGCTGGCGCACGACGACAACGTGATGAACGGCGAAGTCGATATGCGTCCCGGCGCGGTGAACTACGGCGGCGTCAACCGCGAAGGGCGCGCGCTTATCCAAGCGCTGCCGTCTGGCAATTTCCAGATTGGCGAAATCCTTTTGCAAGACGAACGCAAGGATACGGAAGACAGCTTCTTTGTAACGCTGTTCGAGATTTTGGAAAACCGCCCGGAAATGACGGCCACCGAAGTCATGGAACACATTGCAAACAAAGCCGCGTTGCTGTCGCCGACGATGGGCCGCTTGCAGACCGAACTGCTAGGGCCGACGATTGACCGTGAAATAGACGTGCTGGCCGAGTTGGGCAAGCTGCCCGAAATGCCGCCAGAACTAATCGAAGCCGAAGGCGAGTTCGAAACGGTATACACGTCGCCAATGGCAAAGAGCCTAAACGCCGAAGGCGTAAGCGGCTTTATGCGATCCGTGGAAATGTCGCTAGGCATTGCGAACGCCACGGGCGACGCGTCGTCACTGGACCATTACGACTTTGACGTGGCCACGCCGGAAATCGCCGACATCATGGCAGTGCCCGTGCGGTGGATGAAAGACGAAAAGTCTATTGAGAAAGCGCGTGAAGCGCGGGCGGCGCAGCAACAGCAACAGGAAATGATGAAGAACGCAGGCGGGCTTGCGTCTGCCGCGAAGACTGTAACTGAAATGGGCGCGCCAGAATGACCGACTTTATCGAAGGCGATCCGTTCGATCCCGTAGTGGCGCAGATGATCGAAGACAAGTCACACGAGCGCACGGCCACGGAACAGCAAGCCGTGCACGCCATGATGCAGCGTAGCAAGTCGGCGTATAAGCGCGTGTTCGAGACGGGCAACGCCAATCCAGACGACGTAGAATTTGTGATGAAAGACTTAATGTTTTTCGCCAGATCGGACGAACATTACTTTTCTGACGCACGAGTACAGGACGTAATGGCCGGACGTAAGCAGATGCTACAGCGCATCTTTGAGTACACGTCTATCGACGTGGACACGCTGTACCGAAAGTACGTAACGCAGCAAGCATAGGATAAATGCAATGTTTAAGAAGATCGGCCACCGATACATTTCCTTCGACGCAGCCAATGAAGGCACGCCGGGCGGCAATGACGGCGCACACCCGGTCGCAGCGCCATGGCAAGGCGCAGAGGGTGTATGGAAGTTAGGCGAAGGTGACGCGGCGCAGCCGTGGTATTCGACTATCCCGGAGGAAGCGGCGCGGCAGCACGTCGAAGCCAAAGGCTATACGAACCCCGCCGAACTGGCGTTGGCAAACTACAACCTGACTAAGCTACAGCGGGGCGACCCGTCTGTTATCGCAGTGCCCGGCACCGACGCGACGCCGGAACAGATGAACGACTTTTACGGCAAGCTGGGCCGTCCGTCCGAAGCGTCCGGCTATGAGTTCACCTTCGCTGACGATGTGAAGGTTGACGACAAGATGCTTGAGTTTGGCCGCAGCACCTTTCACGAGGCGGGCCTTACGCCGCAGCAAGCGCAGATCGTTGCGAACAAGTGGAACGAATTTGCAACGCAGACAGGCACGGGCGCGCAAGAGGCGACGCGGCAGCAGAACGAAGCCGACATGACGGCACTCGAAACGCGTTGGGGCAAAGACTTGGACGCAAACAAGGCCGCAGGTAAGCGCGTCGTGGATGCGCTAGGACTGCCCGCAGACCTTATGGACCGCGTAGAGGGCGGCATCGGCGGCGCTGCGTTGGTGGAAATGCTGGCGATGATCGGGCGCAAGTCTGACGAAGGCGGGCTGTTGAAGCCGGGCGACAACGTGGACCCGACCAATCCGGCCACCATGAACGCCGGGCAGGCGCAAGCCGAAATCACGAAGCTAAACGGCGATGCTACGTTCCAAGCTGCGTACACAGACGCGAAGCATCCCGGCCACAAAGACGCCATGGACCGCATGGTCAAGCTGTACAGCCGCGTCTAAGGCGCTTGACGGCAGCGCGAAGCGCCGCTAGAACTTGAAGGGCGACAGGGCAACCTGCCGCCCTTTGTCTATAAAATAAGGGCCGCTTTTTGCGCACACCCCTTGCTGGAACTTTAACCCTAGGGGGAAACCATGTCGGAAACTATTGCAACATATAGCGTACCGGAACATCACGTTAAGATGTACACCGCGAACGTGCAGAACGCGCTGACCAAAGAGGGCGGCTTGCTGTCCATGTACGTGTCGAACGGCGCGTACTCCGGCGAAAAAGCGCAGGTCGTCAACTTCCTTGGCCCTGTCGAATTTGTCGAACGTGACACGCCTTACGGCGACACGAAGCTGACCGAAGTCGAACACAGCCAACGCTGGATCAACGGCACTGAATATGACTGCGCCATTCTGATTGACCGCCTTGACACGCTCAAGATGATCTACGACCCGACTTCGCCATACGTCGAACGGATGCGCGAAGGCGCGGCCCGCAAGATGGACGAAATCGTGATGTCGAAGTTCTTCGCCACCGCGAAGACTGGCAAAGACGGCACCGTGAATACGGACTTCCCGGCACGCGACGTGATCGCGCACGGCGGCACCCGCATGTCGGTGGCCAAGCTGCGCGCGGCCCGCAAGCTGTTGAAGAAGCGCCACGTCAATCTGCGGTCGGCCATGCCGTACATCGCTGTCACGGCGGAACAAACCGACGACTTGCTGGGCGAAGTCGCCGTGGGTTCGTCCGACTACAACGCAGTCAAGCCGCTTGTAGACGGCGAAGTGTCGCGCTTCATGGGCTTCACGTTCGTGCCTTACGAAGACAACGGCGTATCTACTGGCGGCAAGGGCATTCCTACGTCGTCCGTGGCCGGGCCTGCGACTATCCGTAACTGCCCTGTCTGGGTGCAGGACGGTATGCACTTAGGTCAGTGGGACGGGCTGTCTATCGTTATCAGCCCGCGCCCTGACAAGAACAACATCAAGCAGGCGCACGCGACGTTCACCGCTGGCGCTACCCGCCTTGAAGAAGGCAAGGTACTGCAACTGCAATGTGTCGAAACTGGCGTACCTAGCTAAGACGACATGACGACAGCGCGGGCGCTTCCCGCCCGCGCTTACACCGCCGAATGGAGGCAACCCAATGGCACATTCCGAAACTGGTAAGACTATCAACGCCGACGCCTTGAAAGAGGACGCACGGCGCTACCCCGTGGACGACCACGGCAAGCTGCGTATGCAGTATTTCAAAGTCACAGCGCTGACTGCCGCGCTGTCGGCGAACGACACCATTGCGCTGTTCTGGCTTCCGCCCGGTCGCAAGCGCATCCTGCCTAACCTGTCGCGCGTTTCGCACTCTGCGTTCGGCGCAGGTCGTTCGCTTGACATTGGCCACGACGCCTATATGAAGCGGCCAGCGGGCAACGACGCCGAAGCGATTGACGTGGACGCGTTCATCGACGGCAAAGACGTTGCAACCGCCGCAAACGCTGCGGTGTTTAGCACAGAACTAAAGTTCGACATGTACTCGTTGAATGAAGTTCTGGTATATGCAACGGTACTTGGCGGCACCATGCCCGTCGGCGCGACACTCGAAGGTTACATGGCGTACCTGTACGAGTAACATAAAAAGGGGCGAACCATGTTTTCACAAAAGCAGATCGTAAACAACGGGCTGTCTAAACTTGGTTCGTCCCGCGTGTCGCGGCTAGACCCGCCTTCGACTTCGCTAGAAAAGTTCGTGTCCGAAGGCTATAACCAGTGGAAGCAAACCGAACTGGCGAAGCGCCGTTGGGTTTTCGCCACAGAAGACGACTACGAACTTACGCGCGTGCCGCACGTAGCGAAGAACGGTTCGAAGCCGTACAAGTTCGCAATCCCCGCAGACAACGTAAGACTAGTGCGCTTGAGCCGCACAGAGTGGAAACAGCGCGGGCAATTTGTATTCAGCGACTACGAAGAACTATACGTAACCTACGTGCGTAACGTCGCCGAAGCGCTATTCGATCCGCTGTTCTGCGAAGTGCTTTCCTGCCGCGTGGCCGTGGAATGCGCGGAGTACGTCACGCAATCGAACACGAAGAACGCAGAGGCTTCGGCAAAGTACGACGACGCAGTTCGCGCGGCAGGCCAAGTGAACGCCTTCATCATTGGCGCGGAAGACTTGAGCGCGGACGACAACGATTACCCCTTCATCACTGGCCGAGGTTAAGTCATGCCCAAAGCGTCACCTATGTTTCGCTCGTTCAACGCGGGCGAATTTTCGAGACTGCTTGACGGGCGAGTAGACCTAGAGCGCGCGGCGTCTTCGGCCCGGTCCATGCACAACTACATCGCCGCGCCTCAAGGCCCGGCTATCGGCAGGTCTGGCACCGCCTACGTAGCGAATGCGCGTTCGCAGGACGGCGCGGCGGCGTTGCTGTCGTTCGTGTTTTCAGAGGAACAAGCGCTTACGCTAGAGTTCAGCGGCGAACGCATCCGCTTTCTTGACGACAACGGGCTGCAAATCTACGACGCAGTGGACGGGACGGTAACGTCTGGCGCAGGCGCGACAGTTACGTTCACGTCCGCGACGCTTGGCGCTAACGTAGGCGACGAGGTGTTCGTAAGCGGCTTCGAAAACGAAGCTAACATTAACGGAACTGTAGCAGAGATTACGGCGAAGTCCGGCACGACCTATACGCTTTCAGGTTTCGTAGACTGGCCTTCCGGCGCTTTCGACGCAGCGCGCGTGTACCACGTTCCGTGCACGTACAGTGCAGAGGCTTTGGCTACGCTTCGCGGCGTGCAGTCTGTTGACGTTCTGTACCTACTGACCCGGAGTTCGCGCCCGTTGAAGCTGTCGCGGTACGACGCTTACGACTGGCGCTTAGAGCCTGTTAGCTTTCTTAGCGGGCCGTTCATGGACGACACGGCCAACGGCACGAAGTTGAAGCCTTTGAGTACGGGCAACGCCGTGCCGAACCTGTTGACTAACATAAGCGCGAACGGCGTTGCGGTCGGCGACACTAACCGACCTAGCATATCCGGCACGCGCGCCGACCCTATAGATTTTCTAGGCCGCGACATCACGTACGCGCTGCCTAACAGCGACTACTACTTGGCGTTCGACGGGAACCCCGACACACATTGGGGCAGCGCTACGCGGCAGAAAGGCATCATTCAGTACACATCGCCGGAACCTTTCGCGTGCGACGGATATACGATCTATATGGCGAAAGAGAACCAAGACACGTCGTATTCCGCAGAGGATTACGCGCCGTCTTCGTTCCGCTTCCAAGGATACAACGGCACGTCTTGGGTGGACTTGGATCAACAGGACGAATACGTGCTGTACGAAGGCGGCAAGTCCGTGTTCTTCGAATTGGACAACACCGTAGTGTACGACGCCTACCGGCTGCGCATAACGAAGCTAGTACGCAACGGGCTTATAGAAGCGCGCGTGGGCTTGTTGACCATGCGGAAGGTGGGCGGCAATATCGTAACGCTAAACGCGTCCAGCACCGTAGGCATCAACGGAGACGCCGGGTTCAAGTCCACGGACCTTGGCCGCTTACTTAGAGCCAAGGGCACCGACAAGGCTTGGCGGTCTTGCGAGATAATCGACGTAGTTACTAGCACGTCCGTGCGCGTTCGCGTGCTTGGCGAACCATTTATCAACACACGCAACCTGCTAGAGTGGCGGCTAGGATATTGGTCGGATACAACGGGCTGGCCCGCCACGGGGCTGTTCTTTGAAGACAGGCTTTGGCTGTTCGGCGCAGACGAGTTTCCCGACATGTTCGCGGCGTCCGTGTCGCTGGATTACGAAGTGTTCGAACAGACGGATACGTTCGGCGAAGTACTGGACGACAGCGCTATCGTGCGCCGCCTAAATTCGCGGAAGCTGGCGCGTATTCAGTGGGCGGTGGCCGACACGAAAGGCTTGCTAATCGGTACTGGCGCGGAAGAATACGTGCTGTCTTCGCCTAGCGGCGACGTGTTCACCGCGCGCAATATGAAGGCGCGGCCCGCTACGCGGCGCGGCAGCGTGAACGCCGAGCCTGCGGCGGTTGACAATCAGGTCGTTTATATCCAGCGCGGCGGCAGATCGTTGCGCGAACTGGAATTTGTGTACGAGACTGACGGGTACAAAAGCCCTTCCATATCGCAGCTTACGTCGCACCTTGGCGCGATACCGTTCGTTGAAATGGAGTACGCCGCAGAGCCGCACACGCTTATCTGGGTCCGCCGTCAAGACGGCAGTATGGTGGCCGTCACGTATAACAAGGACGAAAACGTAGTGGGCTGGCACCGTCACGATTTGTCAGGCGGCGTCGTAGAGAACATCGCCGTAACGCCTTCGTCCGGCAAGTTGAACGACACGCTGTGGATGCAAATGCGCCGCACGATAAACGGCCAAGAAAAGCGGTACATCGAACGCTTAATGCCGTTTTGGGACTTCGGCGACAAAGTGGAAGACGCGCATTACGTAGACAGCGGCTTGCGGTATAAGGGCGAACCCACGAGCGTAGTGTACGGACTTGGCCACCTAGAGGGCGAAGAACTGTACGGGCTGTCGGATGCGCTACCTATCGGCCCGCTTACTGTAGTTGACGGCGCGGTCACGTTGGCGTTCCCCGGAAGCAACATTGTGCTAGGTCTGGGCTTTGACGCAGAAGTCATACTGCCGCGCCTAGAAGCGGGCGCAGAGGACGGCACGTCACAAGGCAAAACCAAGAGGGTGAACAACACCGTAGCTATGCTTTGGGACAGCTACGGCGGCGAAATCGGCGTGTACAACGCGCAGGAGAAAGCCGTCATATACGAGCCAGTGCCGTACCCCGGAGACAACGCAGAGTTTGAAAGCGTGGAACTGTTCACGGGCATAACCGAGCCTATCCAGCCTGCGCCGGGATACGACCAAGAGGGCATCTTAGCGTTCCGCCGCCCTAAGTCGTCGCCGCTTCCGTTCAACGTCGTCGCGCTTATGCCGCAGCTAAACACGCAAGACCGATGATTGAGTACGCCCCGTTCCGTGCCGGGCATCTGACCACGCTGCGCGCGCAGCCTGCGCAGGCCCGCGAGTGGGCTACGCTGGTGGCGTCTGGCGGGGCTGCGTCTCTTGAGCCGCACACGGCACTGTCCGCATGGGACGGGACGCGTTGCATAGGCTGCGCGGGGCTTATCCCGATACGCCCGCACAGGGCCGTGGCGTGGACGATCCTAGGCGAAGACGCAGGGCCGCACCTGCTGACGTTGGCGCGAAAGATACGACGCGTGCTGCGCTTAAGCCCGTATCTGCGTGTGGAACTGACCGTGGCCGAGGGCTTCGAAAATGGGCATAGATTTGCAGCTGCGATAGGTGCTAAGTTAGAAACGCCGGAACCTATGATTGGTTACGGATACAACGGCGGCGCAGAATACATGTACGCCATAGTAAAGGATAAGTGACGTGGCAGACCCCCTTACGTTAATAACCCTAGCGTCGGGCGCAATATCTGCCGTCGGCGCTATATCCGCAGGTAACGCCGCAAGCGCGTCGTCGTACTACAACGCGGAACTATCGGAACGCGACGCCTATGTTTCCGAACAGAACATTAAGACGAACAACGCACTTACTCGCATCGACGTTGACGCAAAGCGCCGGGACGACAAGCGTATGCTGTCGTCCATCCGCGCGTCGTACGGCGCTAGCGGCTTGTCGCTGGCCGGGTCGCCGCTAGACGTTTTAGCAGATACGTCTATGGACATGGCGTTCGATCAACGTCAAATGACTTACGAAGGCGAAGTGCGCGGGCGCGAAGGCGCGTTGCAAACTCTAGGCGCGCAAGAAAGCGCCGTGCTTAACAAGGCGGAAGGTTCGTCGGCCAAGACTGCGGGCTACATAAACGCAGCAGGCGCAGCCGTAGGCGCGTACGGCACGAACCTTTCACGTAAACCGACAAGGACAGGATAACATGGGCCGCATTCCAGTATACCAAAGTCAAACGTCTGCGCGATCTGCCCGGACAAGCGGCAGCATTTCATCGCAGCGTGCGTCGGCTTCGGCCTTCGGCGGCGACATCGCGCAGGCGGTCGGCGGCTTCGGCAACGCGCTGGACAGCGTAGGCGCTGGCATGTATCGCGCTTCGGAGATAAAAGCCGCGCAGGCTGAAAAGACGCGCAACGAAAACGTAGCCAATCGGGTAGCGTCCGCAGACTTTACGCGCACCGAACTCGAAATGCGCAACACAGTGAACGCGGACGCGGACGGCTATCAGGACGCCACGCTTTCTGCCTACGACGATTGGGTGGATACTCAAGCGGAAGCAATCGAAGACGACGCAGAGCGCACAGAGTTCCGGCAGCGCATGACTACGCAGCGCAACGCGGTGTCTTCCCGCGCCGCCACGTACGAACTTGGCACCGCAGCCGAGAACAGCAAGAACCAAGCGAACGTCGCGCTTACCGCGCTTGATAACAAAATTCGCCTAAACCCGACCGACTACGATACGATCATTGGGCAGGGCTTAGACGTTATCGCGTCGCGCGAAGACCTTCCCGCCACCGTGCGCGAAGCCATGGCCGTGTCGTGGCGCGAAGGCACTGCGCTGTCACGCTTCGAAGGTATGCTGGAAAGCGCCAAGACGGTAGAAGACGTGCGCGCCGTGCAAGAGGCGCTTAACGGCAATGACGACCGCGATTGGTCTGCGGAACTTTCTGGCGCGGGACTTGAGCGCGTGAAGTCGCTGGCGTCCAGTGCGTCTACGTCCATTCAGACGCAAGCCGACGCCGCAGCGCGCGCAGCTATCGACACGCTAGAAGGCCGCGCAGCCGACATCACGGCCACCATATCGCGCGAAGAACTGGCGGCGGTGCAGGGCGTTGTGGAACAGTCCGGCAATCCCGTGACGCAAGCGCGCCTTGCCCGGATCGTCCGGGATCAAGACATCATCGCGCAATCGCGTCGTCTTACGCCGGAACAGCAGCGCAATAACATCGAAGTCAATTACAACAGCCCGTCGCTGCCGCGCCGCGTGAACGCTGCGGTGTCCGCTGCGGCGTCAAAGTTCGGCATCCCGGCGTCGTACCTTGCGTCCACGGCGACGCGCGAATACGGCATGTACCTGACGACAGGCGACGGCGAAGACAGTATCGACTACGGCAAAGGCAACGCCGAGGGCGCGTCGTCCGCCACGGGCATCGGGCAGTTCATTGATATGACTTGGCTGGGCCTTGTCAAAAACCCAAGCATCGCCGCGCAGATGGGCGTGGACGTTTCGGGCATGTCGGACGCGCAGATGCTAGAACTGCGCAAAGACCCGGAAATCGCCATGATGGGCGTAGCCGCGCTGGCAAAGCAGAGTAGCGACATGATACGGCGCGTCACTGGCCGCGACGCCACGGACGCCGAAATGTACATGGCGCACTTTATGGGCGGCAGCGGCGCGACGCGTCTGCTAAAGATGCTGACCGTGAACCCGGACGTGGAAGCCGCAGGCATGTTCCCGGCGCAGGCCGAAGCGAACCCGACCGTGTATTACAATAAGGACGGCAGCGCGCGCAGCGTGCGCGAAGTCTATCAGGAACTAGGGCGCAAGCACGGACAGGACGCGGGCAGCGAAACGTACGTAGAGTACGGCGACCGCCAGACGCGGCAGGACGTACTTGACGACACGGAACGCCAGCTAGAAAACGACCCTATGTCCTTTTCGCAGCAAGTGGGCAACGTGCCGCCGTCCGACGTGTTCGGCGAAGGCGGCATGGCGCAGCGCGGCGAAGACGCACGGCGCGTGGCAGACTACTACAACATTCCGCAGTCCGACATGAAGCCGTTCACCGAAGACGAAGCGGCGTCAATCGGTCGGCAGTTCAAAGACGGCAGCGCAGACGACGTGCTGGCCGTGCTGTCCAGCATTCAGCAAATGGGCGGTCCCATGGCGCGGGCCGCTATGACGCAGATCGGGGCTACGGACGACGTGTACGCGTACGCGGGCGGGATGCAGCTTGAAACCGGGCAAGGGTCCGTGGCGTCTGAAATTGTGCGCGGTCAAAAGCGTATCGAAGAAAACCCGGCAATCGAAAATGACATTGGCGCTACCCGTTCTGAAATGCAGACCGCATTCAGCAACTACGTGGGCGCGGGCCTTATGGACGTTGCGCCGTCGCAGCGGCAGGCGATCATGTCGGCAGCGCAAGCCCACTACGTAGAGACGACGACAGCGCGCGGAGGTGCTGGCAGGTTCGACGCGGGCGCTTTCGAGAACAGCATTCAAGCCGTGATGGGCGGGAAGCAAGGCGCGCCCGCTATCGACAAGGTGAACGGGCAACAGACCGTACTGCCGCGCGGCGTGACCGGGCGCGAAATGGAACTGGCGTTTGAGAACATGACCGTGGCCGATTGGGCTACCATGTCCGACAACGGCAAGCCGCCGCTGTACGCAGACGGCGACATGGCTGACCCGCGCGAACTGGCGGACGACGCGATGCTTAGTTCTATCGGTGGCGGCAAGTACCGCGTAATGACATCGGACGGCGGCTTTCTAATCACGGGCGACGTTGCGGCCAACGGCAGGCTAGAGGCTTACATCTTTTCGCCGACCGCAGAGCGTATCAAGTCCTTGAACAGCGAAGCGCAGACCGCACGCGAAACGCGCGACGACCGCGTTACGGGCGAAATGCGCGAAGCGGCAGGCGTGGACGCAGACCCGGCAGTGCGCGGCAACACGCAAGCGGCAGACATCGCAGCAGCGCGCGAAGACGGCAACCTGTCCACTGACGAGATACTTGCGCTTACTAATAAGTACGGCAATATGTGGGCGTACAACGAAGACGGTAGCTTAATCACGGGGGCAGGGGAGTGACGTTCTTTAGCGAAGCGAATGAAGACAGCCGCACCGTAACGCCTGACAGCGTATCGACGGGGCCGCTTGTCGGGTTCTTTGAAAGTTTCGAAACGTCTGTGAACACGCAGATGCGCACGAGCGCGCAATTCGGCATCGAATACTTTATGCAAGACTTGGACTGGAAACAGACTAAGGCGATGATGGACGCGGGCGTAGAGGACGCGCCGCAGCTTATCCTTGGCCTTGAAGACCGCAAGCCCGGCGAGGGCGCAGTGTCCGTCGCGCAGTACCTACGCAAAGACAGCGGGTACTATGAAGACTTCGTGCCCGAACGGTCAGGCGCGTACCTAGACGTGGCGAAGCGGTATTCGGGGCGAGAGATAAGCCCGGAGTTTGAAGAACGCTTGCAAGCGTACGACGCGCGCATTCTGGCAATCCGTAAGGATCGTCCCGACTTGCCGCTTATGTCGTCGCGCGAAATGTTCGACAACGTACGGCAGAGCGCGCAGGACGTAGAGCGCAAGGCCGCGACAGATCGCCGTTCGTGGGGCGGTACTGCGGGCAACTTCCTAGGCGGCGCAGCCGCGTCGCTGCATCCCGGCACCGACCCGCTAAACTTCTATTCGGCAGGCGTCGGCGGCGCGGGCAAGACAGCCTTTCAGCGCATCCTTGTGCAAGGCGGCGTGCAGGGCGGCGTGGAAGCGATTAACCAGATTACGGGCGTGCAAGAGGAACGCGATTTGCTGGGCCTGTCTACGGGCTTCGCGGACGCCGCAGGGCGCGTCGGCATGGCTGCGGTAGGCGGCGCTGCGTTCCAAGGCGCGGGCGAGGGGCTGCGGGCCGGGTTTCGGGCGCTGCGTCGCCCTGCCGCGCCGGATGCAGCGCCAGACCCGTTGCGGGAACTGGCCGCAGATCGCCAGCCGTCCGCGCGTCCTGACCCGGCGAACTTGAAAGAGGAAGCGCAGGCCGCACGGCTAGAGCAAGACGGGCGTAGCTACATCGACATGATTGCGGACGAAATGCCGCTGTCCGGCCTGCGTGCGGGCCGTCAGCGCGACATCATGGACTTTGCCGACATGACCCGGCAGCTAGAGGAATGGGACGGGCCGTCGCCTGCCGCAGCGGGTCCGCGCACGCAGAACGTCGCCATGCCCGGCGAAGCGCCTAAAGTCGTCGTGGACGTGTCGCGGGCTGTGGACGGCAACGCCCGGTATCAGGCTGCGAAACAGGCAGACCCGGTAGCCATGACGAAGTACGACAAGCTAGTGGATCGGGCTAACACGTTCCGGCGTTGGCTGGCCGAGTTGTCCGACGGGCAGGACGCGGACGTGGCGCGTACGCTTGACGCGATCACTAAGCGTGAAGCTGACTTGCAGTCACGACTGCGCGCGGCGAAGGGCAAAGGCCCAAAGGCCAAGATACGGCAGGAATTGCGCGATGCAGTTACCGACCGCGAACAAGTACTTAAGCTGTCAGGTGCGCGCGAAACGGCGCAAGTCGCGCAGGTGCGCCGGGACTTGGCTAAGAACGACGAAGCGATGCGCGATCTAGCGCCAGTCGTCAGCCGCGCATACGCCCGCGCAGACGGAAAGTGGGGCGACGACGTTGCCGAAATGGACGCGGTGTTTGACGCGTACCGTTCCGGGCGTGCCGAACCCGACATGCCGCCTAGCGGCGTGCCGGACGTGGACGTGCTGATGTCCTTAGTGGATCGCGCGCCCGTCCTGCGGGCTGCGGATCGCGTAGAGCCGGGGGCCACGTCGGCAATCACGGCGCAGCGTGTCATAGCTGAAAACGCCAAGGTACTAGACGAAGCCCTTGCCACGTACCGCAGTCAGATCGGCGGGCTGTTAGGCGATGCGGACGGCGGCAAGCTGACAATCCAAGGGCGCGAATATGAGTTCGACATCGACGCAGACAAGATGTACATTCCGCATGAAGACGGGGTGGGTGGCCGCGAAGTCACGATACGCGAGTACCTTACCGAAGCCAAAAAGTCCGAAGACGAATTAGAGGCAGTATCAACATGTTCAATGCGGTAAGTTTCACACAGTGCATTCAAGACAACCTCAAAGACAGGGGCTTTGGTCACAAGCGCATTAAGGAAATTACGGACGACTTCACGGCGCGCGCAAAGGGCTACGAAGCGCAGGGCAAAGACGCAGGCGCGTCGGCACTTATGGCGCAGCGCGACGTGTTTGACTACATGTCCGAAGCCGCGCTTGAACGCGCAAAGCGCAGCGCAAAGATGATCGGCTTACAGGCTGACAACATTGCGCGCATCCGGCAGGGCATCGACGCGCCTGTGTCAAAGTTCGTAATGGACGGCAAGAAAGGATCGCGCGGCACAGCCGTTGCGCGGGCTGCGGTATCGCTTATCGAAGACGACCCGCGCTTTAACGGCATGTCATACAGTGGAACGAAGGAAACCGTACGAGGACAATTATATGCGCTATTCGGCGACACGCTCGAAACAATCGGTAAGGGCATTATGGGCCGTCAAAAAGGCAAAGCGCATATGCCGAACATCGTACGCGAAATATCGGGCGAAGCTACGGGCGACGCTTCGGCCAAGGCAGTAGCAGATGCGTGGAACCAGATACAGAACCTAGCTGTCGATATGTTCAACGAAGCTGGCGGGTCAATGAAGCGCTTAGACCGCTACCTGCCGCAATCGCAGAACAGCGTGCGCATGACGAAGGCAGGCAAACGCAAGTGGGTAGCCGACCACGTAGACAATGTGGACTGGAACAAGACCCGCTGGCCTGACGGCACGCCAATTCCCGCAGACAAGCGCGTCGCCGTACTGGAAAACGTGTTCGACACGCTGACGACAGACGGCGCGACTAAGATCGACGTGACTGCGTTTCGCGGCAGCAGCGGCGGCGTGGGCAACACAATGGACCGCCACCGCTTCCTGCACTACAAAAACTCGCAAGCGTGGCTGGACGTGCACGAAGCGTACGGCGACGGCAACGTGTTCGAAACGCTGGTGCGTCACATAGAGGAAATGTCGCACAAGATCGCAACGGTAGAGACGTTCGGGCCTAATCCCGAAATGACCAAGATGAACATTATGTCCATCGTGCGCAGCGAAGCCGCGAAGGGCGGGGCGGAAGCCTTGGCACACGCGGACGCTGTGATGAAAAACAAGTTCGATCCAATGTTCGAAACAGTGATGCGCGAAAACCCGATGGACCCGCACAGCACGTTCGGCAATCTGGTGACAGGCACCGCTAACGTGCTGACCGCAGCGCAGCTAGGCAGTGCGTCGTTCCTAGCCATACCCGGCGACTTCATGCAGACAGCCGCAGTGCGCGCGCTGACGACGGGGCGTAAGGGCATCTTTGACGGAGTGGGCACGTACCTTAAGACTATGATCGCGGACCCTAAAGGAATGCGAAGCATGGCCACGCAGTCCGGTTTCATCATGGACGAAGTTGTCATGGCGACGTACGCGCAATCCCGCTTCACGGGCGTATCGACTGTCGGCCCTGCGGCCACGCGCCAGCTTGCCGAAGCCACCATGCGCCTGTCGCTTATGTCGGGCCACACGCGCGCCGCACGCTGGACTGTGCAGTCAGAGTACATGGGCATGATGCACCGGGCGCGCGGCAAGTCGTTTCAAGACGCAGAGTTTTCCAGCGTCATGCAACGGTACGGCATCTTGCCCGATGAATGGGACGCGCTTCGCGGCGCAGTGCAGCCGTGGACGCCGCGCAAAGGCGCGGAGTTCATGCGACCTATCGACATTCTCAAGACAGACCTTCCGAACAAGCAGGCGTTGTACCGCAAGTTCCAAGGCATGATCTACGACGAAGCGCGCAAGATGGTGCCGGAAGCGACAGTAGAAGGTGCGGTGTCGCTGCGATCCACGACACGGCCAGACACGCTGGTGGGTTCGCTTATGTATTCGTTCAGCATGTACAAGAACTTCCCCATATCGTTTATGATGATCTACGGACGGCTAGGCTTAACGTCGCCGAGCATCAAAGGGCGGCTTGGCTTTTACGCAGGGCTGGGCGCAGGCATGACTATGGTGGGCGCGCTTGGCACACAGATGCGCGAAATATCCAAGGGGCGCGATCCACTGCCGATGGACAATGCTGCGTTCATGGGCAAGGCATTCCTGTCGGGCGGCGCGCTGTCAATCTGGGGCGACTTCCTGTTCGCTGGCGTAAACGAGTACGGGCGCGGACCTGCCGAAAGCGTGGCCGGGCCGCTTGTCAGCTTCATGGGCGACACGACAGACCTTGTGCTGGGCGACGCCTTCCAATTCGCAGAAACCGTGGGCAGCTTGTCAGATAAGGATTTTGAAAGTACAACAGCGGCTAAGTCCGTTGAATGGGCGAAGCGATACATGCCGGGAACTTCTATCTGGTGGGCGCGTCTTGCACTCGAACGGCAAGTGTTTGACCGCCTACAGGAATTGGCAGACCCTAGCGCGTATCAAAAGCAACAGCGGAAAGTCAGCAATCGCCAGCGCGATTACGGGCAAGGACATTGGTGGGCACCGGGCGATACTTCGCCGGATCGCGCGCCGAACTTCGGAGGATAACGCGACATGGTGGTTTCGGTAAACTTAGTAGCGCGCGAATATCTAAGCGTAGCAGCAGGCGTACCGACCGCCGTGGACATTCCGGCGTTCAACGCGACAGACATAAGCGTATACTACGGCCCGCTAGACGAATTAGCATCGACGCCGCTGCACTACGAAATCGAAATGGAAGACGACTTCCAGACGTTCACTATTACGCCCACGGAGTTCCTGCTAGAAAAGATAACCGAATGGGAAGTCGCCGGGTTCGCGGACGCTAACCGAATTGTGGTGCGGCGCGAACTGGCGTTGCTGACGGAAGCCACCCCGGCAGGCGTGCGCAACACAGACTTTACGTCCCGCGAAATGGACCGGATCGCAATGCGCGATCAACAGCTTGCGGACGAATTGCTGCGCAGCATCAAGCTATCCAAAGCGACAGCAGCACCCTATCCAGACTTGACGATACGCAGCGTGCCCGAAGCGCCGGGCGGGCAAGTCGTTACGTGGCGTGCGGGCGGAGGCTTCGACTTCGGGCCTACAGCAGCCGAATTACTGGCGGCAGCAGACGGCGTAGCGCTGGCCGCAGATGTCATAGAAAGACTAGACGAATTTAACACTATGTACGATACGGATTATGCTGGTATATACCTAGCGATAACTGGCGGGGTGCCGCCCATAGATGATGATGGACCAGTGCCAGACTTCACGGCCATTTACAGAGGGGAATAAACATGAGTTTGGTTACAGTTCTTAGTACCGCGTTCGCGGCGATTGGCGTAGACACTAAGGCGCTATTTTCGCGGCTTGGCATCGCGGAAACAAAGCTGTCAGGCATCGAAGCGGGCGCTACGGCAGACCAGACCGCAGCGGAAATTACGGCGCTGTACGAGGGCACGTCAGGCGTCAACCGCTACACGTCCACAGAGAAAACAAAACTCGCAGGCATCGAAGCGGGCGCTAAGGCGGACCAGACGGCACCGGAAATCGTCTCTCTGTACGAAGGTACATCAGGCGTCAACCGCTACACCACGCCCGACAAGACGAAGGTGGGCTACCTGACCGTAACGCAAGTCACGGACCTAGACGCTATCCGCACCGCGATCAACGAAATTGGCACGTCGCCGATGTCGCTCAAGGGCGAATGGAGTGCAGCCGCCGCGTTCCCGTCCGGCGCAAAGATCGGGTGGACCTACATTGTAAGCGTCGCAGGGACGCGTGACGGCATCGACTTCGAAGTGGGCGACTTGCTTATCGCTACAAAGAACGCGCCTTCCGCAACCGTATACGCGGCGAACTGGTACAAGCAGGACGGTTCCGACCGCGTTATCTCTGTCAATGGCCGCAACGGGGCTGTTGTCGGACTGCAAGAGGCGTCGCTAGTGGGGGATACCGCACGTTCGTTTGTCTCTGACTACACGACTGCGCGTGACGCATGAGTTTACGTGAGCGCATAACAGAGTTCGCACAGGCGGTAGCGTACGACGTACGCACCTTGCTGTTTCGGTTCAATGCGCTTGAGGTCCACGTAAGTGACTTCGGCGCAGTGCCGGGCGGCGTGGTGGACGATAGCGACGCTATCGAAGCCGCCATTGCCGAAGTCCAGAACACAGCGTCAGGCAAGCGCAAGGTGCTGCGCTTCGGCCCGTCGCACCGCATCACAAGGTCCATAGACTTCACGAACACGGGCGGCGTGCGGTACGAGGTGCGCGGCGGTGACAACATCGACGCCACGCAGATCATCGTGGACTACAACGGGTACGGCACCGGGGCCAAGGTTGGCGCAGCGTTTCAGTTCGGGAACCCGGCATCGCCTGCGTATCAGACTGCCGTGGGCATCAATGGCTTTCTGTTTAAGCGCGGTCCTAACTGTGATCGCCCGCCTATCGGTATTCAAGCTGCGTCAATGGCGCAGTCGCGCGTCAAGAACATCACGTTTGGCGGGTGGGACAACATCACGCTTAGTCTGTTGACGCCGCAGAACGTGCGCATGGACACCTTCACTACGTTCGGGGGCGGCTATACGTTCCCGCCGCGCGATGCGTCCGGCGTGACCGTCACGCAGAGTGGCAACGTACTTAGCGCATCGTCGTCCATTTTCAGCAACACGGACGACCCCGGCAGGACCGTGGCCATTTGGGGCACGAGTGGCAGCAGCTATCGCCGAAAGGCCAAGATCGTTAGCTACACGTCGCTGCAAACGGTCGTGGTGGATGATGTCGTTAATGACGCAACGCCGCGTCGTATCATCTTTGGGTCGCCCGGCGTGTCCACTAACGCAGGCGGGTTCAACCTGACCGCAGACTATCCTTGCTTCACGCCCGAACACAAAGGTCTTGTGGTGTACATCAAGGGCGCTGGCGTGAACGGCGGACTGCACCGGGCCGTGTTGACTACGTACACAAACAGCAGCGTGTTCACCATATCGCCCGCTGCGGTGACTGCGGTAAGCAAGGCCGAGTTCTGCGTACCTGCCGTTGAAATCTATTCAGACCCGGACTTTGGTAACGGCGCGTCTGACGTGCAGATCACAAAGCTGCAAATCGAAGGCCACAAGGGCGTCGGCCTTTGCGTGTACGACGTGGACATTCTGCATATCCAAGGCAAGATACACGCAGAGCAAACAATCACAAACCCGCAAGACGCATCCTTGGCCGCGTTCTGGGCCGACCGCTGGGCGGGTTCGTTCGTCGGCGACTTCGACGGGCAGTACGTTGGCGAAAGCCGTTCATACGTCACGAACCTAACCAAGTCACTGCATATCCCGTCGCTGCACAGTCGCATCGCGTATAACGACACCATGATGCTAGTGGGTCCGTACTTCCCCGAATACGAAGGCGCTATGGTGGTGTTCGGGAACCTTGCGTTTAGCGGCGGATCAAGCACAGAAACTATCGGCAGCGGATTGCTGCGCGAAACCAGTCCGGGCTACGGCTACACGATACACGGAGTTGTGACGCAAGCCGAGTACGACAAGACGTTGGCTTACCTTACGCGCCAAGTCACGGCCACGGACGACGGCGACTTGAACGCGAAGTCGATCAAGCTGACAGCCAGCGACCCGTTTAAATATTACAAGGAAGCAACGTCGTTCACGGTTGAAGTAAGCGACGCAGCTACTGGCGGCAATCTGGCAAGCGGTACGTTCGACGGAACGTACAGCCTTATCGGCAATCGTATGCGCGTCACTATGCGCCTGCTTAACATCAACACGGCGGGCATGACTGCGGGTAACACGCTCTATATACGCGGTATGCCGCACGGCATCAAAGGCGGTACGGCCAACTTTGCGCTAGGTAACGTGCGCATGAACAGCGTGGCGTCCACGGAGTTAATGACGCACCCGTTCATGGACGACGGCGACAAGTTCATAACGCTGTATGAGACGCGTGACGGCGCTACGTCTGTCACGATTAAGGTGGCCGACTTGACAAGTGGCAGTGCGTCTATGTGGCTCGACATATCGTACGACGCCAGCGACGCGAACTTGCCGTAATGGAAGGCGCGCTTACAAACGTCAGCAACGAAGGACTTTTAGGCTCGTTGCTGGCGCTTGCCATTTTGGCCATTATCGCCTTGTTCTGGCAGAACCAAGCGTTGCACAAGATTGCGCGGGAAGACGCCAAGGCTCGCGCGGATACCGACCGAAAAGACCTTGAGCGGATGCTAGATGCAGTTCACGCATTGCGCGGTGCGACAGACGTGCTAAGTCGGAGGGCAGACAGGTGAGGTGGCCGGATATGACAAAGTGGTTTAAGCCCCGTGCAAATCAAGACGCGGAGGCTGCAAAGCGCGACTTGGAACTCGTGCGTGGGTTGTTGACGGCGGAAGTTGAAGGCATTAGGCATAAAGTCAACCTAATAAACGCACGTCAGGATACCGCCCATGTCGATTAACTTTGTGTCAGCGGTGGGCGTAGTGTTCGCTTTCTGGTTCGTCGGTCTTGCGTTTTGGAAACTACTGCCCGCGCTGTTCACGCCGTTCGCTTCGCATATGATGCGCGGCGTTATGATTGTGTCATGCGTGCTTATCGCGCGCCTTGGCTATTGGGACATCATGCCAGTGGCGTTGCAAGGAAATTGGGACACGCTGCGCGATACGCTGGGCGGTAAGAACTTTTCCGCAGTGTTCAATGTCCCGCTGTACGTGGCCGCGTATCAGTTCCTTAAGGCGCGCTGGTATCTAATCCCGGACGACGAACGCCATATGTGGACGTGGTACAACTCGTACCGCCACCCCGAACGGCACTGCGCAATCAAATGGAGAAAGTGACATGGACACGTACGACCCCCTACTGCAATTCATAGGCCAGCATGAAAGCCGCAACGATCCTAATGCGATCTGGGGCGGCATCAAACGTGCTGACTATCCTGACAAACCGCTTACGGCCATGACGGTCGGGGCGGTTCTTGCGTGGCAAGATAGCATCGACTTCAAGTACATGTCGGAAGCGTCCGGCCAATGGCAGATCATGGAAGACACGCTGCGCGACCTCGTGAAGCAAGGCCACGCGAAGTTGACGGACATGTACGACTACAACACGCAACGCAAGCTGGCTGTCGCGCTGTTGAAGCGTCGCGGCCTTAACGAGTACATGGCAGGCGTGTACACCGCAGAAAAGTTTGCGAACCTTGTCGCGCGCGAATGGGCGTCCATGCCCTTAGTGTCCGGCCCGAACATCGGCAAAAGCTACTACGCTGGCGACGGCTTGAACAAGTCCGGCACGTCGCACACTGCGTTCCTTGCTGCCGTCAAGGCTATCCGGCCTGCCGGGGCTGCGGCGTCCGCGCCCTACGTGCCGGGCGGCGTGACCGAATTGCCGCTTAAGCCCGTTGGCTTGGCCGCGCTGTTCGCAGCGATCACTGCAATCTTTGCGGGGTTCAAGTCGTGAAGCTGGTACAGGACTGGCGCAGCGCACCCAAGTGGTTCTCTATGCAGGCCGTCGCCTTGCTGGCTGTCGTGCAGGGCGCGTGGCTGGCGGTGCCTGAAGACGTGAAGACGCCCGGCATGGCAGAGTGGGTGGCGGGCGCTACGTTCGCCCTGGCACTTGCTGCCGGGGTGGGGCGCGTCGTAGACCAAGCGCTGCCGAAGCGATGAAAACGCTTATCCTGCTAATCTGGATCACGGCGGTAGGCATCATGGGCTTTATGCTCTGGGAACAGCGTAAAGCCGCCACGATCCACGACACGTTCGAAAGGGCACAAGATGCGGACGTTAGCCATGGCGATCCTGACGACGACCTTAACTGGCTGCGCAATCGCAGTCAGTGACGAAGCCTTAACAACGATAATGACGCCGCTTGTGGATGCGCACGCGGCGTCTCTTGCTGCCGAAGACGTGGCCGACATGCGCCGAACGGGGCGCGATCTAATCGCCACGTTCGACGCCGCGACCGGGGCGCGCTAGGACGGCGGCGCGCAGTCTGTAGCCACGTCAAATACAGGTATACCTAGGAAGTGCGCAATGCGAAGCGCTTGCCCCGTGCCGCCACCCCCGCCGCCGTCCGGCGTCCAGCACACCACAAAATCGACAGGGCGCGACAGTTCCGCGCCGAGTAGTATAAGCGTATTCCTTGCGTGCAGCCTGCGGGCGTAAGCGCTGCACCTAGGCCATGCCGGGTGAAAGGCTTCTGCCCAATCAAATGCCGCTGCAGGTATCGGATCGTTTGCAGAGAACGACGTAAAGGCCGGATACGCGCCGCGTTCAAAAGCCCTGTCCGCCCCTTTCGCGCCGCCCGACCGTAGGTGCCAGCCCTTACCCGCGACGTGCGCCGCGTAACCTTCCATCCAAAGAAGCACGGGCGCTGGCGTTTCGCGCGACCCTATGCCCGCGTACGTTGTCACGACATCACGATAACGAGCGATGCGCGTGCGCCTTCGCCGTCACGCTTTGCGTGCAAGGTCTTGCCCCTAATTTCAACAGCAGTAGCGAACATGCCTTCGACGCGCTTCTTAACGTCGGCGTCTGTCTTGTTCGCGTACAGCGGTTCTTCCGTTTTCAGCACGGCCACGGCTTGACTAATCGTCATAGTCGATTGGGCGTTGGCTTCTAGCGTGGCGAATAGCAATTCGGCGATGCGCACGCGGATGCTAGTCGTGTTCTTTTTCAGTTCGGCATGGCGCAGCACGCCGACAATATCGCCGCTTGGTATCTTGCAGCCCTCTTTGCGGAACCACGTCGCTTGATCGGACGCCAGCGCTACGTTCATCTTAGCATCGTCAAGACGAACCCACGACTGGCGTTCACTGTCTTGCAGCCCGTAGTCTTCGCAGTCCTGCGCGGACGCATTCATAAGCGTGTAGCCGATGCGGGACTTATAGATGATGCCAGACGCGCCGCGCGAAATGTCCATGTTACCTACGCGGTCTTCCTGCCGCGAACTGCCCGCCTTCGTCGTGTGGTGCAGCACTAAGCTGGCGACGTTGGCCGCGCGGGATACCATCTGGATCGTCCGCATCACGGCGTTCATGGACGGGTTGTCGCCTTCGTCCACGTCGTGAATGTCCACAAGCGGATCGTATACGATAAGCCCCACGTCAGGATCGGACGCAATGTCTATCAGTCCGTTGATAACCACGTCGTTAGGGACCGGGATGCGGCCCGCTGCCGTGACTAGCTTTAGGTCCACGTCTGCCGAAGACAACAGCATTATGTTTTGCTTAACGTCCGCATACTTCAATCCGTACATGTCGCACACGGCGTACAGTCTGCGCGATTGTTCCGCCACGTCGTCTTCGCCGTTGTACACAATCGACTTGCACGTAAGGTGCGTCTTGTAAGGGCCGAAGTCCCGACCGACTGCAAGGTGAGCTGCGACGGCCAGTGACAGGGACGACTTGCCCGCGCTGCCCGGCGCTAGAAGCAACGTCGTTTCGTGAAGCATCATAAATCGGTCAATCATCCACGGGCGGGGCGGAATGCGCATAGGGTCCAGCGCGTTGCCGAAGCCCCCGCCGACTACGCCCGTGGCCGCGCTGTCCGTGACCGCAGCGAAGGGGGAAGGGGGCGGGGCTACCTCTACGCCACGGAACAGGACGGACGGGTCTAGCCGCCCCATATCCGCCGTGCCGTACTGCCCTGCGTTTTCCACCTTGCCGCGCAGTTCGTCTAGATCCCATGGCGGCTGACACCGGGGGTTCCAATGCTCTGCCAGCAGGTTGAAAGCCGTATCCTCTGACAGCGCTAATTCGCGCACCAGACGCGCTGCCGTGACGAAGGTAGTCTCGTCGCCGCGCTGCCCTTCGACGGCCACTGGCGCGGATTGCAGGAAGCGGGTGGCGGCTTCGATAGACGCGGCACTGTCCAGCGCTTCCGAATTAGTGCGGTCGTGCTTTTCGTGCGGCGCGCGCAGGCGTTCCGATACGCAGACGGGCACCCATTCCATGGCCCGGTCCACGACGACGCGGTATTCGCCCGCCTCTTGCTTACCTTCGACGTGATCTGTGATCGAACCCGGCGCGACGACGAAGCCGTTATGCGACCGAATGTCCACGTCCGCAGCGATAGATACGTTAGCGCTGTCGGGTCCGTTGTAGTAGCAATGGTATCCACCGGACGGCGTTTGCACCACGAGCGTTTCGTAGTTTCCGCCCATCTGCATATATTGATTGTGGCCGTCCTTGCCGCGCTTAACGTCCACGTCCACTACAACGAAGTCGTTGCACTTAGCGCCTACGTTATAGTCAAGCTGCGTGCGCAGTACCGGGTCAGTCCACATACGGCGGATAGTGTCGGCGTCCGTCGTAGCCATGGACGGCCAGTCGTCGTACAGTGGCGTCTTACCACGGGCCGCAAGGGGAAATACAGGGAAGCCACGAGCCGCCCACGCGAGTGCGTGTTCTAACATTCCCATATCAGTTAGCTTTCGTGCTTAACCTGTACGTCTGCTTAAGCTGGCCGGGGCGCACGACTTGCCCGTCTGGTAGCTTCTTATTGATGCGCGATATAAACGCGCCAAGCCGTTGCTGCATTATGCGGGGTTCTACGCTTAGTAGCAGCTTGCCGTTCACAATGCGGTGTACGTTCACGGAGTGCGCAGCTTCGTACAGTTTATAAATCGCTACGTCTTCGCCGGGCGTTTGATTGAGCATTGAAAATACTCGCATCTGTGTCGCTGATAAATTCTTCATGGTCGCCCTTACTTTACGTAGCGTTTATCTTTCCAAGCGCCCACGCTTAGTGGCAGGCCCGCGTATACGTCGTCTTTCTCTGACATGATCGCTGCGAACTTGTCCGCCGTGTGGTAGTTACTATGTTTATCAACCTCTGACAACAGTTCATCGTGCACCGACAGGCAAATAGGAAAGCCGAGGGCTTCCAGCCTAAACATGGCGTCCACCATGACATCGCGCGCCGTGCCGGACACAATGTTTTCACACTGCAAGCCGCCATACAGGGACGACTTAGCCCACTGGCGCGTCACGCTGTTGACAGACCAGTACGTGACCTTGCGACGGATGCGTGTACGAGTTTCGCCCGTAGCTTTATCTACGTATTCCACGACCTCTTGCACAACTTCGGGCGACGCGTAAGACAGCATCCGGCCCGAAGGCAAGGCGCACCATAACATGCGACCGTCCGAATAGAAGTACACAAGACGCGTGTGTTCCGGGTGCACGACGTTGCCCGGCGCGGCCACCGCTTCTACTGCGGCGTCCTGATAGTTCCACCACGACTGTACGATAGCGGGGTTCGCGGCGCGCCAGTTGTCCACTAGGATTTTAAGCGCGGTCCACTCTCTTTCGAATAGCTGATACTTGTTCACGCCGGGCGCGTGGTAGCCAAGGGCGGTGCGGTCCCATTGTTCCGCTGACGTGGCCGCTTCGACAGGGCTGGACAGATCGAACGGGTTGACGCCGTACGTTGCGCCCATCGCCATGTACGCACCGATGCTGCCTTGATAGCCAAGCGCCAGTTCTTGCACCTTGCCAATCTGCCGCTGCGGCCCTTTGCCGATTGTGTTCACGTCCACGCCGAACGATCTTGCGTACGCCAGCTTATACAAGTCCGGCCCTGTGCCGTCGTCGTACGCTTGGAACGCTTGCAGCTTCCACGTTTCGCCCGCTAACCACGCGTTGCCGCGTCCTTCAATGTTTGAAAAGTCGCCGCCGACGAACATCTTTCCTTCCGCCGCAACGATCATAGACCGCAGCGCTTGCGACAGCAGTTCCATAGGTTCAAGCGGGCCGTACACAGCTTCTAAGTGTTCGTATATTTCCGCGATGGTAAGGTTCGATGCGAACAACTCGTGCAGCCAAGCGATGCGGCCTTGCAGTGCTTCGTCGTCCGGGTCTACGCGGCGGAAGTTCTGCGGCTGCACTAGTCGGCCAGCCCATCTGCCTGTACCTGCGCCGTGGTAGTTTAGCAAGCCGCGAATACGGTCGTCCGCGTTCACGCACTTCTGCATGGCGCGATACTTGGCCGTGCTGGTTTTCCATGACGCTTGCCGCAGCTTGATTACTTGCAGCGCGGTGTCGTCGTACGCAGTCTGCGCCATGAACACCACGTCGTCAATCTCGCCCTTTGCAAGAGACGTGCATTCAACGCCGCGCGCGTTAAGCCATACGATAATCTTTGCGTCATTGCTGCACTTAGGCACGGCGCGGTCTGTGATGTCGCGCATAACCTTGTCGTTTTGTTTCTTCGTGTAGTCCACTAGCTGCGCTGCGCGTTCAACTATAGGCATGTCAAAGCGCACGCCGCGTTCGTTAATGACTTGATCCAGTTCCCATACGCGGCGCTCTTTGTCGGACAGCGGCGGTATCAATGCGTCGATAGCGCTTTCTGCCATGATGTCCGTGCCGCAGTATTCCATCACGCGGTCTACGTCTGCGGGATCGTCCCACCACGTAATGCTGCCGTCAGCTTCGAACTTGCGCGGGCGCATCAGCTTCCGCATCACAGCGTTGCCGACCATATCTTTTTGCACGTCAGCGGACAGCGCGATAGCCAAGCGCTCTAGCGCCTGCGGGTGCGATATGGCAGCGGCGCGCGACATCGTGCAGTCTTGCTGTTCAATCGTCATAGGTGGCCAGTGCGGACAGATACGCGTGCGTATGACCCAATTCCATATCGTGCGCTCGAACGCTGCGTTATGAATTGTCACTGTGCCGCCGCTGGCGACGTGTGCGAGTAGCGCGACCGGATCGGGATAGCCCGGTCGCCACTGATACCAAGGCCCGTCTTCGCCGAAGCGATATGCGAAACCCCACGGCCATGTCGTCGGGTCTTCGGCGTACCGATACACGCCCGACTTGATTAAGTCCGTGGCACTTCGCGTCTCGAAGTCAAGATGAACCTTGATACCTTGCAACATGCTTACAGGTCGTCCGTCCACGGCGCGAGCGCAGGGGCGGGCGTCACAGCCCCGTAGTTGTGCAGCGCGGGCTGTACGGGTTTCGGCAGGCTTTCGGCGCGCGCTTGGAACTCGTTAGTGTCGGGCGCATTTTCCGTGCAATATGTCGCGCCCGGCATCATGGGCGGCAAGCGTCCGCCGACATGCGTGCGTGACGGATGCGCCAGCTTCGCCAGTTCTTGCGACATCTGTTGATACAGCGCCGCGTGCTTGCGGTGCGCTTCGGCTTCCGCGTTCATAGCTGCGTACATTCCGACAGCGTTGGTCTGTACCTGCGCGCGCGCGGTGGCGGCATCCTTGGCCGCAGTGCGCAACGCGGCTTCGAGTACGTCTAGTGTTTCGTTGTTCATCGTATCGTCCTTTTTGAAATAGTGTTTCATCATTTCCCACGCCATTGCGCGCGAAACCGATTGCGGCGCAGCCCTTCCCGGACCTTGTGCGGCCCCGGCTTCGAGTTCTGCGGCGCTTAGTTCTAGCAGCCTAACGTCGAAGCCGTTGCGCGTGGGCGTCCGCAAACACACGACGGTTTTGTCGCCGCCGTGTGTTGCGGAGTCCACGCCCATAAAGAAAGGTGCTTTCATCAGCCCATCAAATCGTCGTATTCGCCCCAGCTATCATAGCCAGCAGGGACAGGGCCGCGTGGATCGGACGACCCGCCCGCAGGCGGTGCCGCAGCAGGTTGGCCGGGCATCTGGTATTGGCCAGCGCCGGGTGCGCCTGTCGGGGGCGCGGCGTACGTACCGCCAGCGGGCGCGCCCGGCATCGCGCCAGTGCCCGGAGGCGCACCGTTCGGTGGCGGGCTGTTCGCGCCTGCGTTCTGCAAGTGCCCGGCCTGTACGGGTGGCGGGGCAATCGCGCCCTTGGCCGCACCGAACGTCTTGTTAGGGTCTGGCGCACCGCCGCCGAACTTCGTATCGTCACCGATAAGCATGACGCTTTGCAGGCCGAAGCCGACGCCTTTCTTGCGCGGGTCTTTGTACGCGTAGCTGTTCAAAGCGCAGATCGCCCAGACGCCGGGATACACTTTGGACGGGTCCACGACAGGGTTCCCGCGCGCGTCGATAACAGGCGGTTTGAACTTGCTGGTACACGTCATAAACACAGCGCCCGGCGTGAAGCCGCCGAACTTTAGCTTTTCAGCTTGGTCGCGGAACGGGGAGTGAAGGCCATGGTATTGCTGCGTCGCGCCGTCGTAGTGTGATGCGAACTCTGCGGCGCACACTTTGTAGTATTCTTCGTACATGATGGAAAAGTCTGCGGTCGGCGGGAACAGCAGCGCTGCGCCGTACTTCGGGTTTTCCATCTGCGGCGTCGGCTTCGGCAGTTCGAACAGCGTATCGAACGCAAGCCGTACAGGCCCGGTCAGAATGTCGCCAGTGCGTTCGCCTGTCTTTTCGTCCAGCACGTAGCTGATAGGGACTTGCTGCATAGTTTGCGTGATCCACGCGTCGCCGACAATACTGTCGCGCAGTAGGGTAGTAGACATTTTCTGTACCTCTTAGGTGCTGTTAGGTGTTGTTAGGTGTTGTTAGGTGGTGGCGCTATCAGACCCGCGCCTATATTTCCGAAACTTTTCTGTGCTTTATTTGCGGCGGGTCTACTGTCGTCTTCGTCCACGAGCGTCAACTTGCCCGAAGATTGCTTTAGCGTCAAGAACGCAAACGCATGTTTGCCTTGCATCGCCGCTTGTTTCTTTCGCCCGCGTCCGACGCGTCGCTTGTAGGCTTCAACTACAAGTGGTTCCGCCATTGTGATCGGGACGATACTATGTCTGTACAGCTTCTTAAGCGCCGGATACTTGTTCAACACGGCTTCGAGTTCATCCACCGCTTTGTCCGCGTCGCCTTCGCCAATCATCGCGGCCAACTTACGCAATACTTCGTGGTCGTCGCCGTAATACTTGCGCTGCGCTATCGCCTCTACCAACTTCGCGCCCGGCACGGCGTGGCCGTCTTGCGCAAGTTGCTGGCACCGGGCGTCGCAATCGTCAAGCCACTTGCGCAGCGTCTTGCCGTGAAAGCGGATCATGCCGAGCCGTTCCATGTCCAGCAAGTGCGGCGGCGTCAACTTTGTAGACGACACGTCCGTGATGCTGCGGAACGCAGACGACGCCACGCCTAGCGCTTTGCTTTCCCGCGCAGGGCAGAAAGGCGACGCGTCACAGAAGCGGCACTGTTCTTCGCCGGGCGTAAGAGGCGCGCCGCCCGCTTCAGCTTCGGCGATCACTTCGTCGTACTCTGTAATGTACTCCCACGCGTCGTACGGCGTGCACTCGTGTTCGCGTATTGGGCCTTCCTCGTGAAAGGCGCGGGGCTGAATGATCGCCAGCACAAGATGGTCCACCGACGCCGGGTCCACCACTGCGTCGTCTTCGTACAGAAAGCCTGCGGCGTACTGCATAGGCTGCGGGTTATCCTTGGCCGACTTGGCCACGCCTGCGCCGTGTTTGTAATCAATGACGAACAGCGTGCGGATCGACGAGATATGCACCGCGACATCGCAGTACCCGCCCGCAGCGCCCGGCAGGCTGGCCACTGGCGGATCGACAAAGCGTTCGGTGTACAGAACTGCGTCCGGGTATTCGTCCAGCAAGTCGTACACGTAGTCCAGCATCATCTGGATTGCCGAATAGAAGTTGTTCTTGCCGTCGTCTAGGTCTTCAAAGAATAATGTCGTCCAGTTTTCGTGGGCTTCGCGTGCGTCGCGTACGCCGTTCACTAGGGCGGCTTCCACTACGTCGTGCGCCTTTCGCCCTTCAATAGCGTAGATGCTGTCGGGCGATTTAGGAACGCGCGCAAGTAGTTCCGTGCTGCCGCGACAGTTAATGACGCGTTCGGCAGACGACGGGCTGTACTTACGGTGCGCGCGTTCCTGTGTCATATCAGACAGCCATTGCTGCGATAACGACACTGCGCGACGCGTCAGGCACGTCGCCTGCCTTGGCAAAGCCGAGTTCGGTCAGCTTGGCTTTAGCCGCCTTCGGGCCGTGCGCTGTGGCGTAGGCTTGGACAGCCGCGCCGAGTTCAGCAGCCGTAGCCGTGGCCGCAGGGGCCGGGGCGGGCGCAGGGGCGGGCGCGCCGGGTGCAGGTGCCGGGGCGGGTGCAGGCGCGCCGGGTGCAGGTGCCGGGACAGGCGCGGTCGTGGCGGCAGGCGCAGGCGCGGCAGAGCCGAACAGGTTTGCGACCATTGCGCAGTCAGCGGGGTTGCTGGGATCAAATTCGATTTTCATGGGGGTGGTTCCTCTGGTTATGCGTAACTTGTTTAACGCGGGTTTGATGCGCCGTCAAGCGGGCGCGGCGGACATAGAGTGCCCTTCGATTGCGGCGATACTTGCCGTCTTATCGGCGACGATACGGTTTACCGCAACGTCGAACGAATTGGCCAGCGTAATGAAACGCCCTTGCACTGCGTGCTTTTGTCCATAGCGGTGTACGCGCTTCAACGCCTGTGCGTTACCTGCGGGCGACCAGTCGCTTTCAAGAATGTCGATGTCGTTTCCTTCGATCAACGTCAAGCCCGTGCCGCCCTTCTTAATGTTTAGGATCGTGCCGTGGCAGTTCGGGTCCGTCTGGTGCGCGTGAATGGCCGCTTCCGCGTCGCGGTCTGTCGATCCACCATACACAACGCCGAAGTTATAGCCATACTTTTTCATGGCGCGTTGGACGTATAGCAGCGGTTCGGTGTGCCAGCAAAAGATAACGCGCTTGCCTGCGCCTGCGTCCATTTCGGACTTAAGCAATTCGACGTACGGCACCGCCTTCGCCTTACCTAGCAGTCGGCGCAGCACAGCGATGTACGCGGCGTCCAAGTTTTCAATGCGGCCCTCTTGGATCGCTTCGATGATTGACTTTTCAAGGTTCGGGTACGCTTCCATCGCCTTTTGCAAGTCAATCGTTTTGCCTTCTAGCAGCATTTCCGTAAGGTGGATCGGCGGAAGCTGCATACCTACGTCTTGATGCGTGCGCCGGATGCTGTTGTTATAGATCAAGCCTTGCAACGCAGGCAGCATGTCGTCTTTAGGGAAGTGCCGCGTACTGTACGATCCCACGCGCTTTTCAAAGAAGTACCCGGTAAACTCTGCGGGCGTCATGTCGATTGCTTTAGAGAAACGCAGGAACGTGTAGATGTCCATTGGATCGTTCGCCATAGGCGTGCCAGTGACGTGCCAAGCGCGCTCTGCCCACGCTAACATGCCGTCTTGGCCACTGGCTTCGAAACCTAGCAAGGCGCGCGTGCGTCCTGCTTCTACGTTCTTCAAGTAGTGCGCTTCGTCAAACGCAAGAAAGTCAATAAACTCTCCGTCGCGTATGAATTGCGGCGTCCACTTCGTCGCCTGCTCGTACGACGTAACCAGAATGTCAAAACGACCGCGCGACCACGCGATATAGTCATGTATGTTGCGCCCTTTGCAGATGCGGTGTTCAACTTTGGAAAACTTGCGAAACTCTTTTATCCAGTTTTCGCGCAACATCGCAGGGCACACCACGATACCTCGGCGTGCGCCCGCTTTGTCGATAGCGCCGATTGTGGTGGCCGTCTTGCCGATACCCATTTCGTCGTGCAACCCGAAGCGGTCACGATTGTACATGATGTCGGAAGCGGTGTCTTGGTACGGGAATAAATCGAATGTCACTGCGCGTCCTTAAAATTGTAGTTCTTTTAACTCAAGTTCTAGCGCGTCGTGTTCCCATCCGCCTGTGTTGTTAAAGTCGATAGATACGCTGTGTTTAAGATACGTACCTATGTCGTTCGTCCAGTCGTATTCGGGGCGATGCACACGTACTAGTAACACATTGGGCGCGCCGAACAAGCCCACCGCCGCGTCTAATTCCGTTTGAAAGCGAATATCTGGCACTAGCAAGCGCCCGTACCCGCGAAACGTGTTCGCTTCTTTCGCCCACAGCTTCGCAAAGTAGTCGTCGCCGAACGTGTCGCGCGCGTAATTGCCGTAGTCGATATACACTTCGCGCGGCGTGCGGCCTGCTAGTACGTCTTGCGGTTCGTCCTTGTGTTCCTCAAAGTACGCCATGGCGCGCCAGAACCCGCCGAACGCCTTGCCAATCGTCGTGAAGCTGACAGCGGTTCGTATCGCCGCGTCTTTCATAGGCGTGGCGACGCGCGCCACCTTGGCGCTAGGGGATCGCTCTAGCGTCTCTGCGCACAAGTAGTCTTTGCCGACAGATCGCGGCCCGTTGAACAGAATGCACTTAGTCATTTCGCTGGCCTAATCGCTTTAGATGCGGCCAAGTTCAAGCACGCGCCAAGCCGATAGTCCAGCTTGTCTTCGAAGTCTTCGCGTTGATCCACGGCGACTTCGCTAAGTTTCGTAGCCTGATACAGCGCCAGTAGCTTTGCCGCTGCGTTTTCTGGCGCATACAGCGTCGTGTCGTACTGCGCCAGCTTTGCCGGTACGTCTTCCCAAGCCATGTTAAGCCCCTGTGTCCGCGTTGGCGTATGCCAATCGCATTTCAACGTCGCCGCCTGCGTTAAGCGTCGATAAGATATGATCGCCGCCGAACTTGGCAATCATCGCAGCTTCCGCGCGGTCTAGTATCTTACCCCCGCGCGGCCCTCTGAATTGGTCACGGTCTTCGGGAAAGAGTTCGTCCGCCCGCGCCATGATTGCGCTGTCGTCCGCCTTGCCCTTGCCGGGTACGTTTAGAACTTGCTTCCAAGTCTGCGGCGGGACCGTTTCGATAACGATACCGCTATAGAACGCAGCCATGTAGCACACGCCGACAGCGTAGCCAAACTGAAAGCCTGCGCTTGCACTTTGGCCAGTCCGTCCGCCCACGGCTTCCATAACGATAAGGCTTACGCCCATCAGTTCGAACGTGTCCATCAGGTCGGCAATCGCAAGGGCGTCGATACGTTTGCGCTTGCGCTTGCCGACCGCTTGGAACCAGTGCGGCATGTCCCGTACTTCGCCGCAAAGCCTGCGCGTTGTCGTGTCGTACACGGCAAGCGCGCCGCCCGCGCCGGGATCAATGCCTAACACTAGGGTCATTCCACAGCCCATCCGCATTCTGGCGCGTCACTGTCTTCTATGATGTCTAGATCATTGAAGCGCCACTTGCCGTTTAGACGGTACAAGTTAAGGCTTTGCGCCACTGCGTCGCGGTGCAAGTCGCACAGAGTGCGCGGGTTTATGCGCAGCTTAGTGGGCAAAGTCGGCACGACGCCTGCGTACTGCACGTCGGGTTCGTCGCGCGACGGCTCTGTAGGATTAGAAAGCATAACGCTAAACGCCTTGGCGGCGCGATGTCTGTATTCGTCGTACTCTCTTTTCGAAACGCGCAGCGCGTGCACGATGTCTTTGCGCACTGACATTACGCCACCCGCACCTTTGTGGTGCCGAAGCCTTTCGAAAGGCTCAAACGCACTGGCAGCTTGTTTGTGCGACGCGCGATATGGCGGCGCTTCTGGTGGGACAGGCCGTCAGACACTTCGAGTTGATCGAAGTCAAAGAACTTAACGGTGCCTTTGCGGCGCGTAGCTGTTGTAGTATGTTCCATGGTATTTATCCTTAGTTTAAGAGACGTTTAACCTCGTCTGGAAGTTCCGCCATAATGCGGTCGTGGTCAATCGTACGTTCATCGCCCATCACAACTTCGCTGATAATGACGTGGACGTAGTGGTATCCGGGCGCTTCCTTGGCCAAGTCGTGATCGCGCTTGTACTCTGCGTACACGACTTTCGTAGGCACCTTGAAGCGCTCGGAAATTGTCTGCGCTGCGGCGTCGATACCGTCGCGCAATGAGGCGGGCCAATCGTCGTACGGCACGTCCATAGGGCCGTCTATACTGGCGTCCATTTCCCAAGTGCGGGGCGCAAGCGTTAGTCTAATATCATCCACGGGGTGAAGCCTTCCTATCTCTGCCGCGCATCATTGCTACGCGTACGGTGCGCGCTTCGCGGTCTTTCGCAAGCGTCTTGTCTAGTTCGCTACGGATCGCCAGTAGCAAGCCTAGCTTTTTGTTCACGTAGTCGCTGACTTTCCACCACGTTTCGTCGCGGTCAAGTTCGACTAGCATATGCCTGTTGTCTAATAGGGGTTCCAAGTCTGCGTACGGAACCCCTGCGTTTGCGGCCAGCATCCGGGGCGGTTCGTCCAGCGCCTTACAGATGCGCCATAAGAAACTATCGCTTGCCTTTGGCGGGCTTCCCGTTCGTCGGGGCATTGCGTTCACTCTCCGGCTTGCAGGCTGGCGGCTCTGGATCGTTCATATCCCAAACCAGACCGCAGGCCGCGCAGTTCATTTGATCGCTGTACTGGATCGCCTTGCAGGTCATTACGCGACCTCTACAACGTCCGTGCCGTCAAGCGCCGCAAGGGCTTCGGCCAGCAGGTTAGCGCGCTTCACGATTTCATCGCGCACAAGGGCGTATTGGTCGCCGTCAGGGCTGAAAGGCGTCTTGCCCTTGATGTAGTTCGTGTACGTGCTGCGCGATACGCCCAACGCCTCTGCCATGGCCGTGTCGCCTGCGCCGCAGGACTTCAAGTTGTCCAGCACGATTGGATCGGTCGCGCCTTCCGCCACTTCGGCTGCGGCTGTGGCTTTTTCTTTCTTCGCGGCAGCAGTCGTCGCCCGGCCAGAAGGCTCTTTGTGTGCAGCCACCAGTTCAAGAATGTCAGACGGCGCGTCGTCCATCGCCATTGCGGCAATCTGCAATGCGGTCACGTCGCCTTCGTCCAGACCGATGCGCGATGCGGCGGACTGCGTAAGAATGTCGTCGTCGTCTTCAATGATCGTTTCGATGTCTTCGTACACTGCGACTTGATCGAAGCCTTTACCGACGTGTGCCGATACCTTTGCGATCACTGCGCCGATGTCTGTATCTGCCATTGGTTTTTCTCCTGTATGTGCGTCCAACGCCTCTTGCACCAGATCGCGTGTAATGCCCGCGCTTGCCAAGATTTGACTAGGCGTCTTATCAAGCGTTAGCTGTTTGAATACTTCTTTCGCAGCGGACAAAGCGAACTTGTCGATACGCGTGCGGTCGTCGTCTGTTGAAAGCCACAGTTCGGTGTCGATTGTGTTCTTTCCAAGCCAATCGGCAGACAGGTTCGCTTCGTATTCTTCCAACGCAGCTTCCACAGCGTCGTCTAGGCCGCTTTCGTATTCGCTGCGCTCGTGACTGCCTTCGTCGCCCTCTGCGATGTCGGCGTATTCGCCATTGTTAATCTCGTACATGGCCACGGCGTCCAGCACTGCCAGATTGATCGACTTGGCCAGCCCTTCGGTGAACGCCTTCGTCGTGGTGGCGTTCACAACGGTAAGCGCTTCCTCAATCGTGTGCGGCTTCCTTGGGTTCAGCTTGGGCGATGCGAACGCGGTGGCGATCACGTCAGCGGTGTCGATATGGTCTTGCAGGTACATGGCTTTCATCCTCTGTGCTTTGTAATGCCCTGACGACGGGGAGGGTGGGAGGATCGTCAGGGCATCCGCAAAGCGCAGTTAGGCAGTTTTGGCCGCTTGCGCTTTCTCTAGCTTCACACGCCAGACGCGAACACCACGGCCCAGCGTGTCGTCGTTCACGGTGCGAATTGCGAAGTCGTAGCCGTCATTCTTCGCCTTGAAACGGCGGATCGCGCCGGACATGCGATTGGTCAGGCTGCGTGCGGTTTCTTTGAACATCTTGTCACGTTCGCCTGCGTCGGTGACGGTGGCCGGAACGGTGACAGGCTCAAGAAACGACGCGCCTTCGGGCATTGCGGACAGCTTGTCGGCGGTTTCGGACGAACGCGCGCCGCGTGTCGCTTCCGGGATATTCAAACCTTTGTCGAAGTCGAACTTTGCTTTAGTGGCCATGGTTATTCTCCTAAATGGCGTGGTAATGTCGTGGTCGTATACGTAGCGGCGTGCGATAGGGTCGTCAAGTCGCTATGTGAAAAGTTTGTACAGCCCGAACCACGCGAACGCGCCGAACGCCGCTGCGGCAGTTAGCATACGATAAGAGGCGGCGGGGTTTTTCTGCCGCGCGATGTCGTCTTGAATGTCGTCGCTAGTAAGCATGTCGTAAGCCTCTACATTGCGTTCGTGTATTACGTAAACTTGTTAGCGGACAAAGTAAAGCCCCCGTCACGCTAGGCAACGAGGGCTTTAAGGCCGCAATGGTTTCTGTCCTATTCGACGTAGCCGCACACCTCCATTTCCGGGGCACACGGCGTCAACACGCTTGTGCCGACTAGAAGCCCCCAGCCCATTGCGAACAGCAGCAGGCATGCCGCTATGTCGCTGGCCCATTCGCTAATCCGTACGCCGTCATTCATCCGCTTTGATTGTCTCGTATACATGGTTTCTATCCTAAAAGTCGCCGCAGATCGCAGCTGTTGCATTCCAGATTGCAAGGGCGATCTGTGCCGCCCCTGCGTCGCTTGCGTATTGGTGCAGATCGAACAGCGCCGTACAGATCATGCCGTAATCGCTGCGTTGATCGCGCGGGCTGCGCGGCGGTTGAAAACGTCAACGCGGCCTTCTGCAAACGATATGCAGCCTACGCCGACGAACCCGAACGCCTTAGAGGCTTCATGCGCGCGATGGTATACGCGCGACTGGCGGTGCGCCAGTCGAAAGCCCGCATCGTTATTCGCCCACGCTGGGAACAGTGCGCCAATCGCTTCGGCGTGGCTTAGTCGGCGCATCATCGCCGCGTTAATGTCACTCAAGGTGGCCATGGTTTCTATCCTATTTTTGCGCCAGTTCAAAGGCGGCAATGATTACGGCTGCGTCTTCTTTGCGCACTGCGTGCGCGGCGCGGTCTGACTTGTCAAAGAGGTAGACCGCCCAGCTACGCGCGCCGATTGTCTGTTTGCGAATTGCGCCGCCGTCATTAGCCGAACACACTGCAAGCGCGCGGCGCAGCAATTCGCTTTCATTCTTTAACCCTGCTACTGTTTCGTCAAACTTGATCGTGCTGGCTACGATAACTTGCGCGCGGATTTGCTTTTGGTTTCCCATGGTTTCTATCCTCTTTGCCGGGCGAAAAGTGCCCTATGATGCAGCGCCGAAACGCTGCACTTTAGGTCAATCTTGCGTCGTGTCGCTTAGTCGTCCTGCATACTACATATGGTGCGTACGCGTTGGATTTCCCATGCACTACCCGTCGCGGCGTGAATGCCTATAATGCCTGCGTCCGTCGTCATTTCATCGCAAGGCACGCGGTAAAACCACTTCATTTCGTACACGCCTTGCGCGCCTGCGGGCCTGCATTCCGCCTCTACGTCGTACAGTTTCGGTGCAGTGTTTTGTGTCGCTTGTGTCATGTCTTCGCCCTCAATACGTTGCTGTGGAATGATTAACGCGGCGGGTTTTTCCGCCCTCTACTTCGCGCGCCGCAGTATGGAAGCAATCCACGCGGCCCCCTGCATAGGCGCGCGTTTTGATTGTCTCCATATCCGCGCGGGATACGCGTACGCCGTCCACATAGAAACGCGCCTCCATACCCCCGCCAATGTGTTCCGCAAGGCTGTGGCTGTGCTTAAAGTTCCGCATTGTATCTCTCCAATTAGGTTAGAGGCATAATCGCCCCATGATGCAGCGCCGCAGCGCTGCACTAGGGAAGGTTAGGCGTCTAGGGCTGCGCGCATTGCGCCGTCTCGTGACTTGGCCCGGACATATACAACGCCCTCTGCGCCCTTGCCCTTGGCCCATACGGCCCATACCGGGCCTTCGCTGGCGCTTGTGCCCCAATACGCCCCGCCTGCGTCATACTCTCCAGCAGGCCCGGACGCGGCCAGCGCGGCCAAGTCTTCAAAGCCTGGGTTGCGGGATACGCGGCCCATCGGCGCGCCGTAGCGGCTCGACAGTTTAGGCCAAGGTGTAAAACGTGATGTCTTAACCTTAACCTTGGCCGCGACTGGCCAGCGTACGTTAGCGCCGTATGTATTTTGCAGGTTACTATATCCGCGCTTGTCGCCTTTCGTCTCAAGGCGTCCGTAGATGTCGCCCGTACCTTCGGACCAGTCCGATATTTTGAACACTTCCCACGCGTTGCGCGCGCCGTGGAACACTTCTACCGTATCGCCTGCGCCTATGCTGCGGCCCATGAATTGCATTGTATCTCTCCAATTAGGTTAGAGGCATAATCGCCCCATGATGCAGCGCTGCGGCGCTGCACTAGGGAAGGTTAAGCGGTAAGCGCGGCCCATATCTTTGCGCTTGTTTCGTCTGACAGGATGCGCGCATTTGTTAGACGTACAACGGGCATATTTGCAGCGCCTAAAGACAGGTGCCCTTCAAGGCGCGCCGACAGTTCGCCGTCGTGTTTTGTGTACATGATGAAAGACGCGCGGCCTAAGTTGTCTACGTCGTGCACCTTCGCGCCGCGCTGCACTTTCTTAAAGTTCGCAATCTGTGCAGTTAGTGCGATCTTGTCTAAGTTGCGTTGCGTTTCTTGCGCCAGAACTTCGCGCACCATTGGCAGCACGTCATTCAGCAACTTCGCGCGGATAACCTTGGCCGCAGCGGATGCGCCGCGCGACACGTTCACGCCGCAGTCAGTCGCAAATGTCTTACGTTCACCGCGTACCGCCTCTGCACTTAGGCTGTACCGCGCGACAGGCTTAGACAGGTCTGCAAATAGATTAATGCCGGGTTCAATTTCGAAACCGAAGGCCCAATGGTGGCGCGCGTAACGCGGGTCTACTGTCGCGCCGAACTGTGCGGCCAGTTCTTTGCCGAATGCTTGTGTTTGCTCAAGTTGTGCCATGTCGTATATCTCCAATTAGGTTAGAGGCATAATCGCCCCATGATGCAGCGCCGCAGCGCTGCACTAGGGAAGGTTAGGCGGTCGCGTACGTCCCGGCTTGCCCTGCACTCCATACGCCGCGCGCCAGTATCTCGTACTCTCTTTCTGTTACGGGATAGCCACGGCCTAGGCGGTCAATCCGTTCTGCGTCCACAAGGCAGGCTAGGCTGTCGCGCATCGGGTCGCCGTGAAAGTAAGCGCTAAACTTAGAAGCGCGGCCCGGTATCGTGATTTTGTGAAAGTAGTGTGTCGCGTTCATTGTATCTCTCCAATTAGGTTAAAAGGTTATCCGCGTCCGTACGACATCAAGTTGGCAAGCGCGAAGGGCACGCGGCCACAGTCCACGACCGGCAACGCCTTGGCGATGTCGTGCAAGTCGTTACGCTTGTACGCGTCACGGACGTGCTGCACCGCTGCGGCCATGGCTTCGGCTTTCGTGTCTTCTAGTGCAATGGTGCGAGTGTGCTTGAAGGTGTGCGTATTAGGCAAGCCTTCGCAATCGCCCTCGAAGACGTAAGCCACTGCGGTGAACGTAACGCCAGCGCGACGGGACACTGAATAGCTAACGCGTATTTCACGACCGCCTGCGGCCTTGAACGCGGCGTCATGCGCTGCGGCGTCTTCGCGTGCCTTAGTGTACTGCATGAACACTTTGCGCGCCTTGGCGAATGACCCACCGTCGCGGATGATGTCGTGCGCGGCGTCAAAGTCTAGTTCATGGCCGCACAGTACCATTGTTTTACAGCCCATGACTTGCAGCGCCTTAACTTCGCGGCGCGCTTCATTCTCAAGGCTGCACACTTGATCCAAACCATCTTCGGTAAACACGCCGTAAACTACGCTTTTCATTTTGTATCTCCAATCAACCGAAACACACAAGCGCGCTTCGTGTACCACAATTAGGCGTCGTTCGTATGGCTGTCAATACCCCTTAAGAACTCTATTGTGTTCGCGGTCTTCGTCTATGTCGTCACCGTATACGTGTGTAACTGCGTCAAACACGTCAAACACTAGCGCCCCGCCTAGATACACGTTGCGCCCATTGTACGTGATGTAGAACCGTCCGTCATACCGCACGCGGCGCGTATTGTACGTACCGCCTAACCGGATTGGCTCGACTAACTCTATGACGACATCGCACCAACCCTGACCCGCAGCCTTGTTCGTCATGATAGAACCCAATGGCCACCCCATAACCGCCACAACGTGCTGCGCGTACAGTATACCCGGCATAGCCAATGTATCGCGCCTACTGCGTCGCGTTAGTTTTGGTTTATCGGTCTTCATGGCGTATCGTCCTATAAATAGAGGCTTAAGGGGTCTTATCCCCTCTATACCCTAAATACACGATATGTCTAAGCGGTTGTTAGTGTGCCTGCGTCCGGTAGGCGCAGTAACACAACGGCCCTTTGACATTACGTCCCGATAGGCTGTGCGTACGCAGAGTGCGTATCGTACGCAGAGTGTGCAAGTGAACTGATTGTACAGTCAGTACCGGATTGAACGTAAAGGACGATGGGTCAGCAACGCAAAGGACACAACGCTCACCCCTCGTGCGATGCGCGCAAGATACACAGAGTGCGCAACGTGCTGCACTGCACAGTGTGCAATCCTGCCCTAGACCGTGGCCATTCAGCACAACGTGCAACACTACATCTTGTGGTTTGCGCTCGATACGCACGAGGCGAAAACCTAAGCCATTGATAACGTTGTGTTTCTTTTACGGATAATAGGTAATATGTTAAATAGGAAAGGCTGCAAGGCGTCTGTGGCGCGCGCGCGTACGTACAGGCAGGCGCGCGCGCGAAGGGAGGGGGGGTAAGGCGGGGGTAGGGGGGCGATGTGACTTTCCGCTTGATACCCCGCAAAGGCCGATACGCCAGCGTGTTCTGTAAAAATTACAAAACGCACAACGCGTAATGCACAAAACGCACAGTGTGTATCGAAACGCGGAAAACGCACTGTGCGTAAGACAAGGACGGCTTGTCACAGTGTCCACCCACTAATCGCCCACGGCTACGCACAGTGCGCAATTTCCAAACCGCGTGCTGCGCATATTGACTATTACGCTCGGATACCGGAGGGTGGCCGGGTAGTCAGTAAAGGAGGCGACAGCCATGGCGACTAAAGATGAACTGCAAAAAGAGAACAACGAACTGAAAGGCCGCATTGCCGAGTTGGAAGCGGCGGGCGGCAGCGTTGCGTCCGACGTAGTGGCGGGTACGGATAGCGAAGGTGAAGCGCTGGAAGTCGGGTTCTTGTACCTGATGTCTGACGCCGGGCTTGTGCTGATGGAAGACTGCTATGCGGCGGAAGGCGAATACGTGACGCTTACCGAAGACGGCAACGTGCACGGCTTCAAGTTCGAACGCGAAGCCTCGTATACGTACGGCGACGAAGGCTTGGAAAAGCTGGAAGGCGTGGATACGTCGGCCAAGGATCGGCGCATCGAAGAACTGGTGCTGGACGTGACCCGTTTGGAAATCGAACGCAACGATGCGCGCGGGGCTGCGGAAAAGATGCGCGGGCAGCTTCGAGACGCCGGGGCGCTGCACGGAAGTGTTGACGCGTTGAAAGCGCCGTACTAAGAGGGACTGCGCATATCGCGCACCCCTGTCGAAAAACTGCTCAACTAGGCCGCGCCTCCCACGGTGCGGCCTTTCTTTTTAGCTTAAGAGTTCGCGCAGGATCGCGTCGTCTTCCGACATCGCCACCGGGTTCAATTCAATAGCGTCGATCACGTCGTGCGACACGGCGCTACGATTGCGGGCGGCGTCCAGCGCCGTAGTGATAGCGATGTCCATTGTGATGTTCGTATCCACAGTGACACGTTCGCCGTAGTCTTTAGGACGACGCTTGCCGAGCACCCACTTAATGTTGTCGGAAATAACCTTGGCCATTTTGGGATCGGACTGCCCGTGCACCTTGTGGTTATCAATGTTTACGAGCGCGTCGGCCATGGCGTCGTAACTTTGCTGTTCCGCTTCCACGAACAGTTCGGTTAGCTTCGCGTCTTCGGCGACGTAGCGCTTGAAGGTTTCGACAGGCACGTTAGCTTCGAGGCACGACTGCGATAGCGTGTTACCTTGACCTAGGACGCCGATAGCGTATAGGACTGCGGGGTAATAGTCATACGGTAGAGACATGATTGTGTTCCTTGTTTCGCCGCCAGTATACGCAGGGATAGCATGGCAGGCAACATAAGCGTAGCGAAGGAAAAGGAACTAGCCGAGTTCATCGCGGGTTTCTACGACGACCCGTACGGCTTCGTGCTGGCGGCGTTCCCATGGGGCGAAGCGACGTTGCCGGACGGCGGGTTCAATCCACTGGCCGACAAGAAAGGCCCGGAACAGTGGCAGCGCGAAGAACTCGAAGCGCTTGGCGAACACATCAAAAAGAACATGCTACTGACCGACCTAGGGCTGGACATGGAAGTGTACCGCCTAGCGCTGGCGTCCGGCCACGGCATCGGCAAGTCTGCGTTCGTGGCGTGGATCATCCTATTCCTGATGTCCACACGGACAGACACGCGCATGGCTGTGACGGCTTCGACGCAGTTCCAGCTAGAGGATAAGACGTGGCCCGAACTTGGCAAATGGCTAGGGCTGTCGATCAATAAGCACTGGTTCCTGTGGACCGCCACGGCGCTGTCGTTCGCAGCCTACCCGGAAGCGAAG